CTGCGGGGACTGCTCGCATCTGCTGGAAGGCTGCTGCGACTACGGCATCTGCGAGCTTGAGTTCGAGGAGGCTTTCAGCGCCCAGGAGGCGAAGGAGCCGATGGCGGCATGGGAGGCTGCGAAGTGGGCACGAGACTGGATCGTCGAACACTACAAGGACATGCAGGAGGACTGGTGCAAACGGTTCGATGGATAGCGGCATCATGCGCCGCGCTGCTTGTCGCGGTTGTGGCCCTTGAGGCCTTGGCGGCGCGGATGTTGGCTGCTGGGCTGCTGATGCTCGCCTCGCTCGCCTGCGGATAGGAGGTGGACGATTGACCAACTTGGAGCGGTACTTCGGTTCGCCCGAGGCCGCGATGCGCATGGAGGTGCGCATGATGCGCGACGGGCGGCGGTTCAAAATCTCGCTGAGCGAGTGCGACCCCTTCACAACGTGCGCGTTCGCATCGCACTGGGTGCGGGACTTCGGCTCATGGGGCGAGTATCTGGACTGGCTGCGGGCCGAGTACGACGACGGAACGATAAGGTGGGACGACTGATGCGCGGTGTGAACTGGGGATGCCTGGCGTTCATCGCCGCGTCCCTGCTGATAGACGCGCTTTGCTTGCGGGCGGCTGTATCGCTCGCAAGCTGGATGATAGGAGGATGATATGTTCGACAAGCTGATGCCGAAGGTCGTCAGCGCACTGGTGCTCGTGCTGATTGTGCTGCTGCTCACGGGCGGCATCGTCGCATGCGTGCGATGGATAGGTGGAATGGTCTTATGAGCGCCAAGGAGGAGATGGCCCAGCAGGTTCGCGACGCCGCCGCGCTTCTGGAGTCCATGGCAGACGATGTCGCCGGCGATATCGACGAGAGGCTCGTGCTGCCGCCCATCGCGATCACGGTCGAGATCGGGAGCGGCGACGAGCTGCCCACCCTGTCGGTGAGGAAGGACTACCTGGCAAGGAAGCGGGAGCCGTGAGCTGGGGAGGGAACGGCAACGCCGAGCGCAAGCTGAAGGCGAGGCTGAGGGCCGAGGGCAGGCCGTGCCACATATGCGGCATGCCCATCGACTACAGCCTGCCGCCTGGAGACCCGTGGAGCTTCGAAGCCGACCACGTGAACCCGAGGGCCAGGGGCGGCGCATCGTACGACTACGGCAACCTGGACGCGGCGCACCGCATATGCAACCAGCGCAAGGGTGCGCACGTGCCGGGTGACGGCAGGCCGACGGAGATACGGCGCACGCGGCTGTTCTGACGGCGAGATGGAACGAGGACAAAAGTATACAGGGCACCCCTTGGGGCGCATCCGTTGCGGCGGCTGCGCCCCTTTTCGTTGGCGTCGGCGGCGGCTCGGCGGAATCGGCGGGGGCATCGCCCCTCCCCGGGGGTGCAAGGTGCCCCATGCCGCCGAGGACCGATTTCCCCCCGCGCCAAAAGCGGAGTCCAAGGCATCCGCCGCATCTCACGGCGAGGGCATAATCGCCGCAGAGAAAAGGAGGACGGATGTTCGAAATGCCGGAGAACATAGCGAAAGACGAGTACCAGGCCGCGATCTGGCGCAGCGTCACCGCGTCCGGCAGGTTCTCCGACGAGGACGCTCCGAACATCGCGCTCCTTTGCTTCTGGCATTCCGTCGCGAAGGCCGCCGAGGACGCCATGAGCAAGGGCAAGTCCGTGAAGGTGCTCGACCAGGTCGGCTACAAGCAGATGAAGGCGAGGAACGGCCGGATGGCCATCCTTGAGCGCCCGCACCCGGCAGTGACGGTGCTGAAACAGGCGACGGCGGAGATACGAGCGCTCAACGACACCCTCGGGCTGTCGCGCAAGGCCGGTGCCGCCGCCGCGCAGCCGCCGGAGAGCAAGGCGAGCCCGAACGCGAAGCTGCTCAAGCTCATGTTCGACGAGCGCGACGAGTCCGCCCGCAAGGCGGCTGGCGCATGATGGAGCCGAGGCAGACCCCGACGTTCGAGGCGAACATACCGGACGACCTGTCAGGCGACGGTCGCATGGCGTGCGAGCTTGCGTCGGCGTACTTCGGAGACCCGCTGCCCTGGCAACCTCACCTCCTCGACGCGATGCTTGCGAGAGACGAGCGCGACAGATACGTGCTCCGCTCCATCGGGATATCGGTCCCGCGCCAGAACGGGAAGAGCTGGGTGGTCCGCGCCAGATGCTTCTACGGAGCCCTCAACGGCGAGAAGATCCTGTACACATGCCAGCACGGAGACACGTCCGACCAGATGTTCCAGGAGCTTGCGCAGGCGTTCGAGGACGAGAGCAATCCGGAGCTGCACGACCTGCTGCTGGCCGTCCGCAGGACCAACGGCCAGCAGGCCATCAAGCTGCGCAACGGCGGACTCATACGCTTCACCACTCGCACAGACTCGCTCGCGCGAGGCAAGACCTACGACGTGCTGATCTACGACGAGGCCCAGGAGCTGACGGAGAAGCAGCAGGCGGCATCGCTTCCGGCGATCTCCGCAGGCGCGAAGCACAACCCCCAGACCATCTACCTCGGCACGCCGCCGAATCCGGACAACATCGGCACCGTCTTCCTCAGCCTCCATGAGGCCGTCCATTCGGGCAAGTCGAAGATGGGGTGGATAGAGTGGGGCGCCACGGAGATAGGCGACGTCAACGACGAAGCCAGGTGGTACGAGTTCAACCCGTCCATGGGCATCCTGCTCGACCATGCCGCCGTCAAGGGCGAGGCGGAGCAGATGCAGCCCGACGTATTCGCGCGCGAGCGCCTCGGATGGTGGTCGCCGGTCGGCGGCAAGGGAATCTACGCGCTGATCTCCAAGAAATGGCGCGACTGCGAGGTTGCGAGCGCACCGAGAGAAGGGAAGCTCGCGTTCGGCGTCAAGTTCTCGCATGACAGCCTGCACGCGGCCGTGTCGTGGGCGCTCGCCGACCGCGACGGCCCATCGTACGTCGAGCTGTACGACGTCATGGGGTCGTCGGGCGGGACCGTCGCAATCTCGGACATGCTGCTGCGCAATCGAGACGAGATTGCGTGCGTCTGCATCGACGGCAAGTCCGGCGCGGACGCGCTCAGGCGGCGGATGCTCGACGGCGGCTTCCCGAAGACGGCGCTCGTCATGGGCACGCCCGCAATCGTGCAGGCGGCGTCGTCGATGCTCTCGGACGAGGTGAACGCGGGGACTCTGTCCCATATCGCCTCGCCGGCGCTCGACGACTCCGCGACCGGCTCGCTCAAGCGCGACGTCGGCAGGGACGGATGGGGCTTCGCGGACGGCCCCAACTCGATGGCCGCGCCTATAGAGTCCGCATCGCTCGCCCTGTGGGCGGCGCGAACGACCAAACGAGACCCGCGAAGGGAACAGGAGGCTAGCTTCTGATGGCATCGGTGAACATGGAACTGGCGGGGCAGGTGGCGTCTGCCTCCGGCTTGGAGCCGCAGGACGCAGCGCTCGTGCGCGAGCTCATGACCGTCTGGCGCGAGCATCGCGCAACGAACTTAGAGCGCGAGGACTACTACCTCGGGCACGTGCGGGTGAAGGATCTCGGCATAGCGATGCCGAAAAGCCTCGCGAAGAAGATAGACCCGCGCGTCGACTGGCCGCGCAAGGCGGTGCACGCCCTCGCCGACCGCTCGATATTCAACGGCTTCACGTGCGACGACGAGGAGACGTCGGCCGCGCTCCGCTCCATCTGCGAGGCGAACCAGCTCGACAGGCTGTATCGCAAGAACCTCATCGGAGAGCTGAAGCACTGCTGCGGCTTCTGGACCGTCACCGACGGCGGCGGCTATCCTGTCATCTCGGCGTATCCCGCCACCGCCGCCGCGGCGCTGTGGGACGACGCCCGCAAGGAGATCGAGGCCGGGCTGGTGGTCGCCGAGTCGAAGAAGATGCCGGGGGACACCGAGCGCGTGCCGACCGTGGTGCACCTGCTCACAGCAGACAACCTCGTGGTTCTCACTCGGGTCGGCGGCTCGTGGCACGCGGAGTACCGCGAGCACTCCATGGGCAGATGCCTCATGGAGCCCATGGCCCACGGCGCGACGCTCGAAAGGCCGTTCGGTACGTCTCGAATCACGCGGTCCGTCATGAGCATTACCGACGACGCCATCCGGCAGCGAGCCCGCATGGAGGTGGCCGCTGAGGCGGCGACGCTCCCGCAGACATGGCTGCTCGGCACCTACAAGAAGATGCTCAACGACCAGAACAAGTACGACGCGTCGATGGGCGCGGTGAACGAGATCACCAAAGACCCGGACGGCGACAGCCCCACCGTATGGCAATCCGCGCAGCTGCAGATGGCCCCGCTCACGGAGTACCTGCGCCAGCTCGCGTGCCAGATGTCTGCGGTCACGAACGTCCCCGTGAGCTTTTTCGGGGTATCCAACGACAACCCGTCGTCCAGCGATGCGATTGCCGCGTCCTTGGAGCCTCTGGTTATCGACGCCAAGAACCTCAACCGAGACAACGGCGCCGCGCTGCGCAACGTGGCGTACATGGCGCTCGCGGTGGCGAGGGGCACCGACTACGCGACCGAGCGTGATGCCGGCGCCAACGTCAACCCGCGCTTCCTCTCGCCCGCGTATCCGTCCACCGTGAGCCTCAGCGACGCGCTGCTCAAGCAGGTCCAGGCGCTCCCCAAGCTCGCGAACTCCACGGTGGCCTACGAGCTGCTCGATTACACGGACGAGCAGATCCAGCGCATCGAGTCGGATAGCAAGAAGGCCTCGGCGAACGCTGCCATCGCCTCCCTGTTTAAGCCGAAGGAGGAGGAGAATGGCGGAGGTACCGACTAGCCTCCTCGACGAGCTTACCGACGAGGTGAACAAGCTCTCGGGAGACGCGCAGGAGAAGACGAGGGCCGCGCTGAAGACGCTGATAGCAGACTGGGAGAAGCACGGCGGAGGCGACGTCGCTGCGCTTCGCAATGCGGCCTACGAGACGATAGAGGCCGTGCTGCTCTACTACGCCGACACGTGCGCCGCCGCAAGGGCGGCAGAATACTACGACGCGGTGAGGCAGGCGCAGGGCTTCTCCGGCGGATACTCGGCGGTGGCCGAGTCGATGCGCGACCCCGACGCCACGCTCGGCGCCGTGAAGTACTTCGTCGGAAAGGTCGCCGAAGGCGCTCCAGAGGTGTTCGTCTCGCTGTGCGTCACGAGAATCGACGAGGAGGTCAGGCGTGCGGCGAACAGGTGCGTGGCGCACAACGCCCGCAAAGACCCGGCGAAGCCGAGATACGCACGCGTGCCCCGAGGCGAGACGTGCGGGTTCTGCCTCATGCTGGCCTCGTTCGGGTTCAATGCGAAGACCGAGGAGGCGGCAAGCCACTCGCACGCGCACTGCGACTGCCGAATCGTCCCCGGATTCGACGGCAAGACGAAGGTGAGGGGTTACGACCCGGACGGGATGTACGAGAGGTACAACGAATGCCTGGCGGCGCTGGGCGGGCGCAATGGCATCTCCTCCGACTGGTACGCCATGCCGAGAGAGGACAGGGAAGCCTTCATCAAGGGGCACGGAGGCAGCAACAGCAAGGCGCTCAAAGCCTACACGGACAGCCGCATATCGTCGGAGATCGGTACAAGAGACCCTAGGTGGTTCAAGACCGGCAAAGAGCCAAAAGTCGGGTTTGTCAGCAAAGAGGTGAAGAAGCGGGCAACCAAAGCGGAGATAGGTACAGCGAAGAGACTGGCGCATCATGGCGTTGCCTCGACGTTCATCCAAGATTACAGGTGGGTTCAGGAAGACGGGCGAAAGCGCAAGGTAGGTCTTCCAGACCTGGAAAACGGGATCGAAATCAAGACAATCGGGACGTCTGGAAACGCATGGGGCGCAATGAAGAACTACCTTGACAGCACAGCTGGAAAGGAGGGCGTCAAATGCATGGTCGTGGATAACTCGGTATCAGACCGCATAAGCGACGAGGCGCTAATAGACGCAGCCAACGAGCTTGCCGCGAAGTACCCAAAAGTAGCTCATGTCCGCTTGCTGCTAAAGGACGGCAGGTACATAGCAATCAAATAAAAAGGAACGGCACCGAAAACCTCAAAAGTAGAGGGCAGCATGCCGTTCCTGTCTGCATTATAGCAACGCAAATCGCCAAGGGCCACCTACGGGTGGCCCTTTTCATGCCGAATCTCACGCTCATAGGACACTGCCATGCGACAGGGCCGCACGGCCCGTAACGCACATCTAGCGGGCGCGGCCGCACGGCCGACCCGGCGAGCCGCACGGCTCGGGAAAGGACGCGACATGGCAGACCAGAGCGCAACGGAACCCGCACAAGGCACGGAGCCGGGCCAGGAGCCGACAAGCGGCACGGAGCCGGGCCAGGAGCCGGGAGGCGGCGCGCAACCCGACTACAAGGCGCTGTACGAGGCCGCGAAGGCGAACTCGCGCAAGTGGGAGAAGCAGGCCAAGGCCAACAAGGACGCCGCAGCGGCGCTCGGCGAGGCGAACCAGGCGAAGAAGACCGCCGAGGAGCAGATCGCAGAGCTCACGAAGCGGCTCGACGACAAGGAGAAGGCCGAGCAGCGTGCGGCGGTCGCCGCCAAGGTCGCGAAAGAGAAGGGCGTCCCCGCCGACCTGATCGTCGGCGATGACGAGGAGAGCATGGCCGACTGGGCCGACAAGATGCTCGCCGCATTCAAGACCAAGCCCGCGCCGCGCGTGGAGAAGCCCGGCAGCTTCGCCAAGGACGACGGCAAGGACCGAACGGAGCTGCGCGACTTCGCGTCGGCGCTCCTGGGCAACAAGCAATAGAGAAGGAGCCATCATGGCAAACGACACCACCAAGGTCGCGCTCCCGAAGAGCGTGGTCACCACCGTGTTGAACAAGGTGAAGGACGCGTCCACCATCGCGGCGCTCTCGCCGAGCACCCCGCAGAAGTTCGCGGACGCCACCTACCTCGTTTTCAACCCGACCGCAGAGGCCGAGGTCGTCGCGGAGGGCGCGAAGAAATCCGGTTCCGAGATCTCCACCGAACCCGTCGTGGCGAAGCGCGTCAAGGTCGTGACGACCACCCGCGTCTCCGACGAGCTGAAGTGGGCGGACGAGGACAACCAGCTCGAAATCGTGAGCAACATCATCGCCGACCAGACCGCTGCCATCGGCCGAGCGCTCGACTACGTCGTATACCACGCGATCAACCCCAAGACCGGCCTTGCGCTCGACGGCTACACGGCGCTCACCGCCGGCGCGAACGCTATCACCGCGACCGACAACCCCTCGACAGATATCGACAGCATGACCGACGCCGTGCTCGACTACGACATTAACGGCTTCGCGCTGTCCCGCAAGTTCGCGTCAGATCTGCGAAAGCTGCGCGTCCCCGCCACCGGCCTGCGCCTCTACCCCGAGATTCCGCTGTCCCTCAAGGTCGGCAACATCGACGGCATCCCCGCCGCCGCGTCCGGCACCGTCAACGGCCGCCTCGCGAAGACCGACACCAAGGTGCTCGGCATCCTCGGCGATTTCAACGCGATCAAGTGGGGCATGGTCCGCGACATGATGAGCGAGATCATCGAGTTCGGCGACCCCGACAACACCGGCAACGACCTCAAGGGCTACAACCAGGTCGCATACCGCACCGAGGCCGTTTTGGCTTACGCGGTGCTCGACCCCAAGGCCTTCTCCGTACTCAAGGCGGGTGCGTAAATGGAGGGTCTTGTGCAGAAGTTCGTGGTCGAGGACGCGTCGAAGGCATCCCCCATCATGCCCGCCCATATCTCGCTGGTTCACCCGGACGGCTCGCCCATCGCGTTCCCGAAGGCGGCGAAGAACCCGGGCGAGAAGCCGACCGTGGCGAAGCTCGTCGAGACGCTCGTCGAAGCCGGCCTCATGGAGGCGCCGGCATCCGTCGACGAGGCCGAAAACGCAGAAGCTGTAGCAGCCGAGAAGGCCGAAGCGGCAGCGGACGGAAAAGCCGGAGCGGCAGAGGCGGACAACGCCGAAGCTGTTGCGGCCAATGAGGCCGAAGCGGCAGCGGACGGAAAAGCCGGAGCGGCAGAGGCGGACAACGCCGAAGCTGTTGCGGCCAATGAGGCCGAAGCGGCGGAGGCGGAGTAGCCATGGAAGCGCTGGCATCCGTCAAGGACTACTCGGCAAGATACGGCGAGCCAAGCGACGCCGGGCGCGTGACGACGCTCCTCAAGGACGCCAGCGATCTGCTCATGGCCGCTTACGAGGAGCGCATAGGCGCTTACGAGCCGGGCGGATGCCCGGCGTTCGACCGCGCGGCTCCTGCGGTGTGCTGCCTGCTCGTCAACCGCGTGCTGTCGGCCCCCGCCGCCATGGCGGGCGCCACCCAGTACAGCCAGGGCGCAGGCGGATACACGGCGTCGGTGACCTACGGCTCGGCGCTCGGCGAGATGTACCTGGGCAAGAGCGACCTCAAGCGCCTCGGCCTCGCCGGCCAGACCTTGGGGGCGCTCACCCCGCTCGAACGGGACGAGGTGGTCGAATGACGTGCCTCATCGCCGGCGAGACCGTGACCGTCCGCAACATCGAGCAGGCGTTCGACGAGCTAGGAGAGCCGACGGGCGCGACGTCCACCGAAACGACCGTGGATAACGTCGTGGTCTGCCCCGGCGCGACCGCCGACCTGGATTCAACGCGGCCGAACGGCGTGACGGTCGCCTACACGCTCTGCTTCCCCAAGGGCTGCGACGTGCGCCTCAAGGGCGCGACCGTCAACGTGCGCGGGGTCGACTGCCTCGTGGTCGGCGACCCTCAGCGCTACACCGAGGAGAACACGCCGGGGCCGTGGAACCTCACGTGCGAGGTGACCCGCACCGATGGCTAAGACAGGCTGCAAGGTCAAGATCAAATGGAAGGGCTGGAAGCGCGGCGGGTACGCCGAGGTCATGAACGGCGGCGGCGTGCAGGGCATGCTCGACCAGAAGGCGAGCGCCGCCCTGTCGTCCGCCAACGCGTCGTTCTCTCCCAAGCCCGGCGAGGGAGCCGGGTACGAAGGCAAGACGCTCAACGGCTCGCTCGCTAAGGGACGGATCATCTACACCACGTGCCCCCACGCGAACGTGAGCGAGCGCAAGCACAACCGCCTGCAGGGCATTTTCGGGGGCGGTGCCTGATGGACGTAGAGCGCGTGTGCGCGGACCGCGTGATGGCCGATACCGGCGTCAGATGCACGCTCGACGTACCAGCCGACCGACCCGACGAGTTCGTGCAGTTCAGCCTCGCCACGACCGGCGGGGACAGGTACGTGAAGAAGCCGCGAGTCCTGGCCACCTCGTGGGCGAAGACGCGCAGGCGGGCGAAGGAGATCGCCGAGGCCGTCGAGCACGCCTGCGCCTCCATCGAGGAGGAGCCCAACGTCTTCTCCGCCGTGCCCGACGGCACCTACAGATGGGACGACCCGGAGACAGGGACGCCCCGCTACCAAACGAACATCAACCTCATTATCTGCGAGTAAGGAGCCAGCAATGGCAGAGGTAAACGCAAACAACGTCGCAAACGTCTCGTCCACAAAGGGCGTCAAGGGCGGCTACATCTTCACGGCGCCGGCGAACACGCCGCTCCCGACCGACTACAAGACCCAGCTTCCGCAGCAATGGAAGTGCCTCGGGTTCATCTCGGAGGACGGCTACACCGAGACGCTGGACACCGACTCCGAGGACCTGAAGGACATGAACGGCGACCTCATGGGGTCGCCGCAGACCTCCCGCGTCGAGAGCGGCCAGTTCACGCTCGCCGAGATCAAGGAGTCGACTCTCAAGGCGATGTACGGAGCCGAAAACGTCACCGACGTCGGCGGCGTCATCACCGTCAAGCACAACGGCAACTCGTCCGACACATGGCCCATCGTGCTCGAACTGGTGCTCAAGGACGGTCGCCGCTGGCGCAAGGTCGTGCCTATCGCACAGTCCTCCGAGCTCGACGACCTCACGCTCGCGGTGGGCGAGCTTGCCGCCCGTGCGCTCACGGTCAAGTACCTGACCGACGCGAACGGCAACACCTGCTACGACTACATCCAATCCACCGAGACCACGGAGGGCTAGAGATGACCGAGATCACGTTCACCGTCCCCGGTTACGAGGGCGAGTTCATCGCCGACTACGACGAGCTCACCTCGTACAAGACCAACAAGCAGTTCGCCATGAGCGAGAAGAACCCCGGCGGCATGTTCGAGGCCTTCGAGCGCGTCTTCGCCGGCCACGACGAGGAGTACATGGAGCGCCTGGGCGGCTCGGTCGAAAACACGGGCCTGCTCATGGAGGCGGCATTCGAGGCGGCGAAGGCAAAAAACTCATCGGCTTCGTCCGAGACCTCGAAGGTCATCGCGGCGAAGTAGTAGCCGACTTTCAGCAGTACTACGGCATCGCCCTCCCGTTGTCGGGAGGGCCTGACGACCTTCCGCGCATGGCCCTCCTCTGGGAGCACCTGCCGGATGGTTCCAGATGCGCCCGACGTATGTTCCCCGAGCTCAAGTGGAGCGAGGAGACGTACATGCTCTGGCGCATCGAGGCGCAGCTGCGCTCGCTGGCGTGGGGGATGGCCGACAAGAAGCACCGCGCGGCGCAGCCGCCGCAGCCTCTCAAGACGCCTGGGCAGCTCGCCGAGCTGGAGAGGCATAGGAAGAACGCCCTCGCCAACAGGGCGGAGATAGACGCGATTCTGGGTTTAGGAGGACTGGATGGCGACTAGCGTAGGCTCGGCATGCATCACGCTCATGCCGTCCATGGATGGCTTCGCCGGCAAGATCTGCGGAGAGTTCGGAAGCACCGGCTCAAAGGCCGGGAATGCCTTCGGCAACACGATGACCGCCGGAATCGACGGAGGGGTAAAGCGGTCGAGCGGACTGCTAGCCGGCCTCGGCACCGTAGCCAGGGGCGTCGGCACGGTCGCCGCCGCCGGAATGACCGCGCTCACGGGGGCCGTGACCGCCATCGGCGGCGCGGCCCTCTCCGCATATGCCGACTACGAGCAGCTGGTCGGCGGCGTAGACACGCTGTTCGGCTCCGCGTCGGGGCAGCTGCAGGCATACGCGGCGGACGCGTACAAGACGTGCGGCATGAGCGCCAACCAGTACATGACGCAGGCCACGAGCTTCGCCGCGTCGCTCGTGAGCTCGTGCGGCGGAGACGTCGCCAAAGCTGCCGACTACGCGAACATGGCGATGGGCGACATGTCGGACAACGTCAACAAAATGGGCTCCAACATGGTCGATGTGCAGAACGCCTACCAAGGTTTCGCCAAGCAGAACTACACCATGCTCGACAACCTCAAGCTCGGCTACGGCGGCACGAAGGAGGAGATGGAGCGTCTGATCGCAGACGCGAACAAGCTGCGCGAGGCGCAGGGGAAGAACGCCGACCTCACCATCGACAGCTACGCCGACGTGGTCGAGGCCATCCACACCGTGCAGGAGAACATGGGCATCACCGGCACCACCGCGAAGGAGGCCGCGACCACAATCTCCGGCTCCATCGGCATGGCCAAGGCGGCATGGGAGAACTTCATCACCGGCTTGGGGCGCGACGACGTCGACTTCTCGCAGCTCACCGAGCAGCTTCTGACGTCCATCGGCGCGGTGGCCACCAACGTCGCGCCCCGCGTCGCACAGATAGGCCAAGGAATCATCCAGGCGTTCCCGATCGTGCTCGCAGGGCTCGGCGCTGTGCTCGCGCCGATCGTGTCCGAGGCCCTGGCGACGGCGTGGAACATCGCCGTTCAGGCCCTCGCAGGCATCGGCATCCACTTGCCAGAGGTTGACGCATCGCAGATATTGAGCGCCTTCCAGACGGTGGCAGACGTCGCCTCGACCGTTGTCGGCGTAGTACGCTCGGCGTTCGAGGCCGTGCCCGGCATCTTCGAAACGGTCGCATCGGCTGTAGGCGGGGCCGTGAGCACGGTCATATCGGTGCTCACGCCGTTCGCCGAGTACTTTGCTGCGCAGATGCTCCCTGCGATAGTGTCGTTCGCATCCGGCCTCGTCTCCGCGTTTGCGGCGGTTTGGCCCGTGCTTTCGCAATTCGGCCAGACGGTTATGAACATCGGAGCGGCCGTCATGCCGGTATTGCAGAACGCGTTCGCTCTGATCATGCCGCTGATTAGCCAGGCGATAAGTCTGGTCATGCAGCTGTTCTCGGCGCTTTCTCCGCTTATATCGCAGGTTGCAGCTGCGCTCATGCCGGCGTTGACCGCCATAGGAACGGCGCTCGCAAACCTCGCCGCAGCAGTGCTGCCCGGTCTTGCAGCTGCGGTCCAGGTCGTGTTCTCCGTGCTCCAGATGCTCATGCCGGTCATTCAGACCGTGCTGTCCGTTGTCGGCTCAATCGTGTCCGTGGTCCTGACCGTCGTGTCGCAGGTAATCGCCGCCGTCATCAACGCTGCGGCGGTTGTGTCGTCCGTTATATCGGCGGTGCTGACCGTCGTATCCGCCCTAGTGGCAGGAGTGACGGCATTCATCGGCTCGATTCTTGCCGTTGTCGGCGGGTGCGTGTCGACCGTATCCGCCCTAGTGGCCGGAGTCGTAAACACCGTCGTGTCCCTAATCGGGTCGCTCGTGTCGTCCGTCCTCTCGGCCATCTCGGGCCTGGTATCCGGCGTCGCGTCGTTCTTTCAGTCGATTGTCTCCACCATGTCTAGCGCCGCGAGCAGCGCTTATTCCGCAGTGACGGGCGCATTCAATTCCATGGTCGGCGCTGTTTCCGGTGCGGTCGGGAACCTTATGGGCGTCGTGTCTAGCATCCCCGGCCAAATCACGGGCTTCTTCGCAGGCGCTGGATCGTGGCTCGTGGACTCCGGCCGCGCGATCATCGACGGCCTCGTATCCGGCATCCAGTCCGCCATCGGAGGCGCGTTGGGCGCGGTCGGCGGCGCGGTCTCGCAAATCCGCGCCTTCTTCCCGTTCTCGCCCGCGAAGACAGGCCCCTTCTCCGGCCACGGCTATACGACGTTCTCGGGCAAGGCGCTCATGGAAGGCTGGGCCGAGGGCATCGGCGGAGGCACCGGCTCCGTCGTCTCCGCCATCACCGGCGCCATGGAGACGGCCCAAGGGATGCTGTCCACGGGGCTCACGGTGGCGCCGGCGTCGGCAGGCGCGGCAGTCGCTGGAGGGACGACCTACAACATTACCGTCAACGGCGGCAACGTAAACGCAGACCAAAGGATTATGCAGGCGGTGGACGTGCTCGTGTCCGCCGCGAAGCGATCCGCAGGGTCGGGAAGGTAGCAGCATATGGCAGACAGCTGGGGAGGAACCGCCGGCAGCCTCGGGCGGTGGCAGGCGTATGTGAACGCATGGGTTCTCAGCGAGAACGATACACATGCCACCATCAGGTGCCAAGCGTTCTTCCATTCGATCAACTGGGGCTTCGACGTATACGGAAACGGCACGGCGTATGTCGACGGAGAAGGAGCATACTCCGGCACCGTCACCATGTATGCGCCGTATGGCGGTACCGTCACCCAGCTGGTCGCCACGAAGGACCTCACCGTGGCCAAGGGAGGCAGCGGACGCAACGTCTGGTGCTCTGCGACCATCAACGTGACCGGCGGCTACGAGAACGGGTCGTCGAGCGCAGGCGTCAACGTATGGGTCGGCCAGCGAGCATACTACCAGCCGCACCCTCCGCGCGACTGCTCGCTGCAGCGCGTGTCCGACACGCAGCAGCGCATCAAATGGTCTCCCGATTACACCGGCATGGACGGCGGGTACCCATGGGCTGGCGTGTACGTGGACAGGCGCACCGACGACGGCTCGTGGGTCAACATCGCCGACGTCTCCTGGGACGTGACCAACTACACCGACAACTCGACGAAGGCCGGCCACAAGTACGAGTACCGCCTTTGCGCCCACGGCCCCGGCGGAAACTCGAAGCACGTCGCGTGCGGCACCACATACACCACGCCGTCCGCGCCATCGCGCGTTGAGAGCGTCAAGGGCGGCGCCACGAAGGTGACGCTGCGCGTATACGGCGCCTGGGCGTATGCCGACTCCTGGGACGTGCAGCGCTCGGCGAACGGCGGGAGCGCGTGGACGGCGATCTCTGCGGTCGCCGAGGAAAAAGGCTCCGCGCGGCTCGACCTCCGCGACGAGTCCGCGCCTGCCGGCACCGTCGTCTACAGGGTCAGGGCGAAGCGCGGAAGCCTTGCATCCGCCTGGGTCAAGTCGAACTCCGTAACGACCATCACCCCTCCGCTCGCTCCGAAGGTGACGGCAGACTCGGTGGTGCCGACGGGTGCGGCGGCGAACGTGTCGTGGGTGCCGAACCATCCTGATGGATCGGCACAGTCCGCCGCGCAGCTCGAGCTCGTCGGAAGCGAGACGATAACGAAGCCGTACACGACCGAGAAAGGCGCATCGGTCACGCTCGCGAAGGGAAGCTGGAAGGTCCGCGTCCGCACAAAGGGACTGCACGCCGACTGGGGCGAGTGGTCAGGATACGTCCCCATCGTCGTGGCCGACTATCCGCAGTGCTGGGTAGCGTCGCCGGCGACCGACGGCGTGCTTATCGACGCGGTGCCGCTCACCGTCCAGGTTGACGCCGCCGACGAGACCGGAATCGCCCAGGCGTCGCTCACGCTCGCAGAGGTCGGCGGCGCAACGGTCGCCACCGCCGACGTCACGGACCTGAAGCCCGTGAGCTTCGGCAGCTATGCCACAATCCGCAACGGCATCGACTACCTGCTCACGCTCACGGTCAAAGGCGGCTCCGGGCTCTCGAAGAAGGCCACCCGTCGATTCAAGACGCACTGGGCCGAGCCTGCGATTCCGGTCGTGTCGCTGTCGTACGACGACGCCCTGGCGTGCCACGTGAAGGCGAGGAACGGCCTCTCTGCCTACGAGATAGAGCAGACCGTGCTCGTAGGCCCCATGACTGTCGACGAGGAAAGCAGCGAGCTCTCCATGCTCGGGACCATTACCGCCGATGGGAGCGCCCTGGCTCTCGGCAGCGCCTCCCGCTGCTCGGCCTTCACGGTCGAACGCGTTGCCTATGGCGCCGATGCCGTCATAGGACGCGGCATGCTCGATTCCCAGGAGACAATCGACCGCGTACCGCCGCTCAACACCGACTACGAGTACAGGGTCACCGGATACGCGGAGAACGGCACCTCCTCGCAGATCACGGCCGTCGCTAACGTGTTCGCGCACGGAATGGCGCTCAACTTCGGGCAGGATGCGTCCATCGTGCTCGTGCTCGACTATAACGGCGATTACTCGACAAGCTCGCAGCGGTCTGTGGAGACCTACCATTTCGCCGACGGCGGCGAGAACGGCGACCTGCCCGTGTCGTACATGCTCGACGAGCTCGACAAGAAGACCTCGCTCTCGTGGGAGATGGAGCGAGACGGGCACGATGAGTTCATGAGGGTGATGGACGAGCAATGGAGGGGATGGTGGCGAGGCCACGCGGGAGAGCGAGCGTACGGCCCGATGGACTTCGGCCTGTCTGTGAAAAAGCCAGGCGTATGGAAGGGGTCTGCCGACCTCACGCACAACGTATTCGAGGAGCCGATAAATGGCTGATTGGGACAAGTCGTTTCTCGCCTCGTACCGCTTCATGCGCGTAGATCGCGCGAGCGGCAACGAGGTCAAGAGGATCACGAACATAAAGAACGGCGGGTGCATCGAGCGCAACCAGGACAAGGATTACACGACCGGGCAGGTCGATTACTCAGGGGTTCTCGACCTCGGGGCCGACCTGCTTCGCGTGTATCTCGATGCCGATTTCGGAGGGTCGTCAATCGCGGAGCCGCTCGGCACCTTCGTGGTTTCCGCTCCCAAAAGGACCAGGCGCGGCGTCAGCTCGACAGGCACAGCCGACCTTTCCGGCAGGCTCTCCGAGGTCGCCGAAGACGAGTTCGACGTCCCCTTCACGGTACGTGCCGGGACGGCCGTGGTGCCATACGTCGTCGGCCTGCTCAAAGCTGCCGGCTTCTCCGATGTGATCGCCGACGATTCCGACTACCGGCTCGCGCAGGATTGGGTTCTCGGCATCGACTCAGGCGACACGAAGCTGTCGAAACGCCTGGCGGCATGCAACGCGCTGCTCAACGTTGCCGGGTTCAGGGCCGTGGACGAGGACGCCTACGGCAGGCCCGTGCTGCGGAAGTATATGGAGCCGCAGGACAGGCCCGTGTCGATGACGCTGCGCGAGGGCGCGGGCGCTCGGTTCGTCAACGAGGTGGTCGACGAGCTCGACCGCTCGGGCGTCGCCAACGTCGTGCACTGCGACTACGAGACGCAGGACGCCTTCTTTCGCGGAACGGCAGTCGACTCAGACCCGAGCAGCCCGTATTCGACCGTCTCGCGTGGGTGGCGAAAGACCGCCGCCTACAGCTACAGCGACCTGCCCGAAGGCTCGACGGACGCCGAGAGACAGAAGGCCGCAGACGCCAAGGCGGCGGAGATGCTGAGAACGCAGCAGAGCGCGATACACAGGGTCACGGTTAAAAGGACCTATGCGCCAATCGCGTGCGGCGACGCCGTGATGATCGATTGGGCGAGCGCCGGCATCAACGGGAAGTTCGCCGTGCGCACGGCGACTCTCACGCTCGTGGGAGGATGCCCGATCGAGATGGAGGTGAAGAGATATGAGCGATAGCCTGATCTCGGCGATGCGTCGATGCGGCGCCTCCCTGGCTGAGACTTCGTCGCGCCAGGCCGAAGCCGCCGGCGGGCCGTTCTACGGCACCGTGGCCGGCAAATCCGGAGCGAAGCTCAAGGTGAACGCCAAAGGGGCATCGCTGCTCCTCCCGATGACGACGGCGTGCGCATCCGCCAAAGATGGCGATAGGTGCATCATCGAGATGATAGGGCCGCAGGCGATCGTGACCGGAATACTAGCGAAGTAAGGAGGAAAGATGGCGGAGACGACACAGGGCGCCGCGCTCTTGCTGGATGCGAACGGCAACGTCGACAGGGTCAGGACGACCGACGGTCAGATCTTCTTTATCGCATCAACCATTGCGATGGACTCGGCCAAGGAAGCACAGGACGCCGCATCGGCATGTAAGACGGCGATGGGCGACGCCAACGCGGCCGAGGAGAAACGAGCCTCAGCAGAGAAGACAAGAGCATCGAACGAGACCTCAAGGCTCAATGCGGAGGTGACGCGTGCAAGCAACGAAGTCGCGAGGGTGAACGCCGAGAATGCCCGGAGGTCGGCCGAGTCATCGCGGCAGAGCGCCGAGACGTCTCGCGTTTCGAATGAGAAGTCGCGCGTCGAAGCCGAGGCTAAGCGCGTGTCCGCCGAGAAGCAGCGTCACGACGAGCACATAGCGGACCAGCAGTCGTCGAGCAACGCGGCAGCAGCCGCGAGCGGCGCGGCGTCACGGGCGGACGCGGCTGCGAGTCAGGCGCTCCAGGTCGCCAACTCGGTGGCGCAGGGGAGCGCCGGCAGCTCGGACATGGCAGCGCTGAAGCGGCAGAACGCCCAGCTGTTCCAGCGCCTCTCGAATCTCAGCGGCGAGTTTATATATTCGGACGGCACGGTCTACTGCCCGTCGTCCAAGGCAACGGCATCGGGGGACACCATCACGTTCGCCGGGTCGTGCACGGCATCTGGCGTCACGTTGACGCTTTCATAGGAAGGGAAACACATGGCACAAGCAAAGATCCTGACGGTCGGCGGAACCCCGTACGAGATGATCGACGAGACCGCGCGCAGGAACGCGCAGACGGCGCTCAACAACGCCGAGTACAACCGCCAGGGCCAAATCGGCAAGTACGGCGGGCAGAGCATCGCCACCGTCCTGGCGGGAGAGATCGGCAGCGGAACCGTGTACGACGCGCTGCACAAGCGCATCGCCGCCGCGAACTTCGCGGGCCTTCGCGTGGGCGACTACCTGGACGTGCCCCTCGTGAGCGCATCAGCCGTCGCCGCCCAGCAGTCCGTGCGCTTCCTTTTGGCCCACATCGACCCGTACCTGTACTGCGGCGAAAACAGCAAGGGCCACCACATCGCGTTCGTGGCGTCAGCGCCCGTGTCCGTGGCCAAGACCGTGACCGGCGTGGCCAACGACAGCTTCCTGATGTGGAACACGACCAACACCAACCAAGGGACGGCCGAGACCAAGAACCCCTACCTGGGGAGCAACCTCAAGGCGTGGGAGACGGCCTTCGAGGCGTGCCTGCCCGAGGGCCTGACCAAGTACCTGCTCACCCAGCGCGTCCTGCTGGAGGAGAGGTACAGCGCCAGCGGGGCGCTCACCGACTCCAACAACTGGAGCTGGCAGGACATCGGCAAAGTGTGGTCCCTGTCCGAGATGGAGGTGTACGGCTGCCCAGTGTGGGGCACCAAGGGCTACAGCGTGG